CCGTTTTCATCTTCAGAAACAACATATAAGTTTAGATTTCTCTTGAAAGAATTCGTGTCCTGAATAATGTTAGCTCTTTTTACAGTGCCAAATTTAGCTGGCATACGATAAACAAGATTGATATAATCTTGTCTTGTAACTGCTCTATTCTGAGAAGAAAAGGCGTCTATTGCCCTAATTTTTATTTCATCAGCAGATGGTAATTCAGTGAAACCAATTATTGGTTCTTCATTGTTTACCTCAAAATTTGAGATCAAAGCCAACGCTTCTTGATTTGTGTAATTGCTTGTTGGGAAAGTAACAATTGGCTGAACAACGCTTGTCACAGTGCCAACCGCTGCGTTGACGTTAGAAATTGAATTTACTCTATACTCAACAGTCAAAGTCGTGTTTGCTGGAACAATACCAAACTTGTCGGTCTTGAAAATTACGCTTGGATCATAGCTGGTATCAGCAAAATAATTTTGTGCATGTAACTTCAATGTGGCATCGGTTGGATCTGGAAACGATGATGACAATAGCTGCGTTTCGCTGCCGTAACCAAACTGAAGAAACGTGTTACCATCCAAGTCTTGCTCAACTGTAAATCTTCTTGGCACGATCTTTTGCTTCAATAGATTTGGAGCAGATGTAGAATCATAGCCAGAATTTTGGACTGGAATAAACACAGTATCTTGAGACAAGTATTCAACTTCATAGTATTCATTACCGTCAGCGTCTTTTACCGAAATGACTTCAGATATATTGCTATCACCAAGTTGAAGCTTGAGAAACTTTTGATAATCTCCTACGGAGAGATTTTCTGAAGTTATTTGACCAGAGATTACTTCGCCATATGCTTTCATCGCATAGCTTGTTACAGAATTGTTGCTGTTTAGTGCAGCGACTTTTATTTCAGTATTTGCCGCAGAAAAGTCAACATCTTCATTTAGAATAAATGAAGCGCCACCAGTTGATGATAAGATTGTGCCTTTCTTTAGAACTGGAATCAAATCGGTGTTTGGAGCGCCACCAGCAGTAAGTGCGGGGACAATCACATAAAAGGCACACATGCCAGTTGACGAAGGGGCACCCTTGAATCTATAGCCCATTTGATTGGCTAGTTTTATAATGTTGTTTGGCTCAACGGCAGTTTCTAAAAAAGATTCATTTGATTGATAATCAACATAAAACGAAAGAACGTCGCCAACATAGGATACCAAGTCAACCATCAAAGAGCCAAAGCTAGCTTCATTGAAATCTTTATAGGTTTCTGAATAATAAACTTTGGCATATTTATCAAATCGTTCTTGATTGATTGAAAATCTCGACTGGTATATGAAATTTTTGGCTTATTGATTCCTGACATATTTTGTTCCCTATACTATTTTTAGCTGTAAATTATCCAGCAAATTCAATGGCTCAATCTCATAATCAATCGAAATAACTAGTTCGTTTGCATCTATAGGTTCGTTTGGCGAAGACTCCAAATCATTTATATTGATGTTATTTATTTTTATAAAAGGAAGATAGAGTGAGGTCTTTTCTATAATTTTGTTTCTAATAATTTGATTTGTTTCATAAGAAAAATTCTGAAACAAATAACTTCTTATACCAACGCCAAATTTTGGATCCATAACTTTCTCACCTTCCTCGGTGAGAATAAGCATCTTGAAGTTTTGTTTTACTGCATCAACAGCAGTTTTATGAAGCAAAAACGGACCATCGTTTGCGTCTAATTGTAGAGGTAATTTTACTGAAACACCTACTGCCATGTGATAGCCCTATTTTACTTTTTCTGCATTAGTAATTAGGCTGTCTAACAAGTTTTTACTGAACTCAGAATAAGGCTTGGAAAATAATTGAATATTATCATTGACAAGGTTTTGTGGGATTTGAGCTGCCTCAATAGCTAAAAAGTCACCAGCTACTCTAGAAAAATCAAAGGGATTGTAATCCAAGTTTTTTACAAATTCATCTTTTATTATTTTTGCCTCTTCAGTTTTGGCTTCATCAATTATTGTTATGACTTTATTTAGCAAAGTATCGTTGAGAAAAGTTTGTTGCGGATTGAAAGTTCTTATTACTATGCCAAAATCATCAAAAGCGTTACCCAAAGTTAAAGATCTATTCAATGCATATTTTTTACGTTTTTTAATCGTCTTATAAATTTCACTAACATTTTCTTCTGGTTTTATTAGTGGATTATATAAAATTGAGGCTGGAGATACAAGCGCAACATCGGTGACAGTCCAGCTTCTAATTCCAAAAGAAGACTTGTCTAAATTTATATCCCCATATCCGGGAGCAGGAGGAATAAAGTCTTTTGCAAAATAACGTTTTGAGATTTTATATAAAAGCGCCACTTGTAAATCAAAAAAGGATGAAAACTCTTCCTCGCTAATTCCTTTTAAAAGATCTTCATTTTGTCCTAATAAATTTTTCATAAAATCATAAGTTTCTGTTTTAGAAAGTTTTAGAAAATATGAATTTTTTACAACGTCAAAGCTATTTTTATTTATAAATTGCTTTAGTGCTGGAAACTTACTTGTTATTTTTTCGTAATTTGGCTGAAAAGAAAACTCAAAAAATGTTGATAATTCTACATTATCTGGGGATTGATACTTTTTCTGGTCATTACCATACGCTAGTGGTGGATACGAATAACCAATAGACTTATATACACTTATGAAACCTTTTGCATCTCCCTCTTCTTCGAGAAGAGAAGTGGAAGTTTGAGTGCAATTTGCTATTTGTATTGAATCATTTGTTTTATTTTTTATAAAATACTTCAAAATGTTCGGCGCATCATCCCAATACTCTTTTGTTATAACATTTTTCTGAACCAAGTCCTTGTTTGTATGGCTGCCAATAAATTCCGTTATTATATTGTCTAATGGCACTTCACTTATTTCATTGAATAATAAATCTTGTATTTGTGAAAAAGAAGATATTTCTGGTTGACCGGGAAGAGCAGAAAGATTTTTCCTCGATGCATATGAAACTGGTTGTTGAATTATATTGAGAAAGTTAGCGCTATATTGACTTCTCAACATTGCATAAGCAAAGTATTTCCACTTACTATCATAATCTAGACTATATTCTTTTGTGTTTATGTATTTTTTTGCATTTTCTAAAAAATACAATATATTTTCTTGAAATAATTGCTTTAGATAAATTTCACCAAATTCTTGAATTTGATTTATATTAGAATTCTCAAAATCAAAAGTTGGTTCATAATAATAGATGGCAGCTAAATAATACTTTGCAAGTGGCTTTTTTGAGAATGATGTTTGTTTTTTGTCTTTAACATTTTGCTTCTCTTCTTCGCTTGCCTCAGTTGTAGCAACATAGGCTTGAAAATAGAGAAATATTTTGTCTGATAATTTAGAAACAAGAACTTCTAGCGAATTAAACTTAAAGGAAAAAAGTGGTAAGCTTTTATAGAAAAAGCAAAAATAACTCAAAGTGAATAAATAAATTTTTTCTCTTACCGAAATACTTTGTCCAATTGTATTTGTCGCATCATATCCTATCATTTAAGCCTCTTGTTTAGAAAATTCTTCTTCTAGTTGTCTTTCTAGTTCAATGTATTTCTTTAGATTTTGTATTTTTTTATTTACATTTTTGTCCGAGTTGTTCAATAAATTATTGTAAACGTAATAATAACTTTTTGTTTTTTGTGCCAATTGATCTGGTATGTTTTGCAAAAATCTTGTATCATCAAAGAAAATTTTACTAAAGATTTCTTTGTCTTTTTTAATTATAAAAAGTTTTTCAGAAGTTTTATTAAATTTAGTTTTCCACCCTTTCTTGATAATGTTTTTATTTTCAGAATTTATTGTATCTGAAAAATTAATAACTCTTAAACTTTCTTCAGTGCTCAATTCTACAAATTCATTTCCTTCTTGTTTGGAAATTTTTTCATTGTCCTTTCTCGTATTATATGAAGAAAATAAGTATTTGTCTTGTTCTGAGACAATTATTTGACCATTTTTATAAAAAACACCCAATTCAGTAAAAGCAAGCTTGTTATTGCTTGTTTCAACTAATAATTGGATCAAGGCATCTTTTGGACTGGCTTGAAAATTAGAATCTGACTTTATTATATTGCCTATAAAAAATCCCGTGTGTAAACTCACAAACTCGGCTAGAAGGTTTATTGTTTCATAAGAATCTAAAAATGACTTCTTTAGATTCTTATAGTTGTCAAAAGATCTTGAAATTATTGAAGTTGCGCCAGCAGAGATTGCGTCTTTGGCTTGTTGATCTAGATAAGATAGATCTTTTAATTTTTCATTCAAGCTTGTATTGTTTACTATATCACATAGATCAGTTATCTCATTTAGCAAATCATTTGCTTTATCAAGTATTTCTTGCCCGCTGAAATCTTCTGAGGGATTAGTGTCATCAAAGCAGTAACTTCCTGAGCGCTTATCAAGAAGAAGTTGTTCGTAACAAGGAGTTAGATCCACATATCTCGCGAAGAGCGCGAAGAAAGATGAAGTTGTTTTTCTATTGAAAATTATTTGATCAAAATTACTAAACTGTTGACTATAATTTTTTATTATCGCAAACAAAGAATCCTCTATATTATTTGATAAAGTATCTATAATTTGTTGTGTATCAAGAATAGAAGACAGTCCAGAAAAGTAAGTATCAAATTCATTATTGGTTATTGAAACTTTATAAACATCTCTTGCGATTGAATAAATTTGATTCTTGCTTATGTTTGTATTTGAGGAGAACAATTCATCGTAGCTACATTTTTCTGTTAGTTCCGATAAAGCGTCTCCAGAAGATTCTCCTACTTCTGGTGGATTCAATTTTCTTGTTGCGGTTGGTGAAACTAATTTTTTGCTTGAAGTTTCAGCAGTTAGATTGAGCGGAGCACATAAATACTTTTTTATCTCTGCAATCAGCTTATTCACAAGCTGAATTATTATTTCTAATATAATTTGCAAAATAATTTCTGCTATCTTTTTCTTTAGAGTCTGTAAAAAGTCCGCTGTAAATAAATAAGGAATCTTTGGAACATTTAGAAGTCCAAAGAAAAACAATCTCTTTGCTATATCAGCTAAAGATTCCTCGCCGCTATTGAGTGGTTTGGCAGAAGGAATTGGTGGTGGCACGCATTGTTTTATCTGATCAATGGAATTTAGAATCGAAGCTTTTACTTCTTGATCCCCAGAACCTTTAGCTAGTTTTTCTAATTCTGCCAAAGCTGCATTTTGTGCCAGATTTATAAGGTACTCTATATCTAAAAGTTTTAGGTATTTATATACTTCTGCTAAAATAAAGTCTGTATTTGAACTTTTATTAAGAACTTCTACGAAAGACGCAAAACAGTCTTCTGATAAAAGATCTTTTATTTGTAAACTAGTTGAAAGATCAATGTCGTTTGGCACTACAACTAAACCAGATGGCACTTTTAGCCTTTCAACTTTTACTATTTTTTCTACCGGATCTTCTTTTTTTTCTGTGCCAGTTATTTTTTCTTGTGGCTTTTCTTTTTCTTCGGATGGATTGTGTGTAATCTCTGGGTAATGATAAGTTATAAAGGTATCTAAATTTACATCCCCAGAAGAAACTCTTGCTAATGACTCAAAATTATTTGTCCAATTATTTGATGTTTTTAGCTTTACAAACTGGAGTGTAACTTTTTCATCAACTGCCTTTTCTAAAAGCGTGTTTTTATCGTAACAGTACAAATAATCAACTTTTACTTTAGAAAAGTCATTAGTTACAAAAATTTCATCTGCTTTTGGAATTTTATTTTTATCTGCCTGAACTGTTAGTCCACTTTCAACTGCTGTTTTTATTTTATCGTAATCTCTAGAAAATTGTTTTATAAAAAACTCTGTTATAAACAGTACTGTTTTTTCGTTCAATTGAATACACTTGAATGATTCGTTTTCTCCAGATAGGCTGATCAACAAATCGCTTGTTTCAGTTATTGTTGCAATGGTAAGATTGGAATTGTTTTGCGAAGTTATACAAACGTTTTTATCTTCTGCTTGAGGAACTTGAGTAGCTGAAACTGGATTTTTTACAAAAGAAGAGGCTAACAAATTATAATTTTGGTCATAAAAGAATTGCACTCTTTCATTTATTGGATTAGAGGGATAATTTCTCAAAAGTATATTTTTCTTTATAGTTCTTTCTGACTCAACTCTGTCAGCTATTTCAGTAGTATTGTTGAAGTGTGATGACAAAACATCTTGAGTATTTATATCGTATTGTTCTTTGTAATCTTGGACTTGAGCACTTGCTATAGAAAAGAACTCTGCATCTTTTTGCAAAGGATCAGGCTCCTTGAATCTAAAAGCCTCGTTGTCAATTTTTTCTTGTATAGGTAAAAATTTATCAGATGGAATTGGAATAGAATTTCTTATTGATTGAATCGTTGAATTATTTGATGGATTGAATTCTTTTTTATATTTATATAAATAAGAAACACCAGCTTTTATCATGTCTATGATATAAAGATTTGGCTTTGTTTGAGTAGCGTATAATACTTCTGCTAAGTCTGCATAAACACAAATTCTAGTTGGGCTGGATTGTTTGTCAGATTTCGACCGAACGACTTTATATATTTTTTGTTCTACTAAACTTGTTGTGTCTCTGAACAACAAAGAATCAATGTAATTTTTTGCTTTTTCAATTGCGCTTTGATCGCTTATATTATTGAAATCATCAATAAGTACACCGATTGTAGGATAAGGCTGTTGATTTGGATTTCCTTTCGAGCTTATATAAATAAAATACCCTAAATCTGATGAGATTTCTTGTGTTGACCAGCCAGAATCAAGTTTGGGTAAAGATTTATTGAGAAAAGAACTTTCGTTGTTTAGATAGGTATTAGAAAACCATTTATAAATTGCTTGACGAATTATGAAGTTGTAAGTTACTGGACCTATAACGCCAATTTGTTCTGGCGTTGCATCTTCAAGTTCAATTTTTGTAGAACTCAATTCGGCGTTCGTTTTTTTAGCATATTTACTTCCGCCGTATCTTTTTATTATTTGTACTTTTAGATTGACGCTTTCAGAAAAATTCTTTCCTCTCCCGCTTTGTATTTCACCAACTGCTTTAGATATAGGAGAAATGTTTTTATATTTTGCATTTGGTATTTGACTGTCATCAGCTAGAGAACCATCAAATGAAACATCAGATAAATCATATCCAAAAAAATCTACCAAACATTTAGCTAAGGTTTGTAATTGAATGCCTGAAATTTTTATGTCGGGCTTACCACCTTTTTTGCCTTGTTGATTTCCATAATCATCTTCGGAAGCATAACCTTGTGAGTATCTGAAAAATCTGAAATTATTTTTTGCATTGGCAGCCGAAGTAAAATTTCTTACTTCATCTATATTGATGTAGTTTATGTTTCCAGAGTCTTTTAGAACAGGTTTTGCCATAATAATTCTCTATGTAAGTTTATGATCTTCGCTTAAAATTTTTGACTTATTGAAAGGTTGCAAATGATTTGCTTTTAATAATTCAAGATTTATTGTATTTGCTATACCATTAGAAATCTCAAATGCATCAGAAACAACAGAAGTACCCAAAGTAACGACCAAATCAGGCGATGGAGAAGTGGGAGTGCCGGGAACTGGACCGGGCGATATATGAACATGTGCCATCAAAAAATTTTTCATTGTAATCATATCTTTTCTAATCTCTACAATTCTCGTAGATAAATCGTTTACAAAGCGGACTAAATCATTTAGTGCTTCTGTTAGATTATTTCCCAAAACCATTGATTGTAGATTGTCTTCTTTACCAGCTTTCAATAGATGAACACCAGCATAACTACCAATTTTAGAACCATTAGATCTATAATTGCTTGAACCAACAACCAATTCTATTATTTCATTTCCTCTGTGTTGCACTATATCTGCGTTTGATACTGCCACTGTTCTATTGGAAGCTATATAATTTTCTCCGAAAGATTTCAATCTTATATCAGTACAAGAAGCCACAATGTTATGACCGACTGTAATATGTTGAGCAGATTTCGGATTTAGCAAAACGCTAGGCTGAAACGTCACATTGTCATTTTCTGAGCCAACACCCATAACAAATTGTCCACTCCATGGAGAATTCAAGTTTGGTTTGCTGGTATTATAGCCGACATAAGTTGCGGCTGTTCCTTTTCCAGTGTTTTTTAGTACTGTTTCGTTTTGAGTATCTAAATCTAAAATAGTATTGGGAACTCTATCTTTGGAAATAGATTGTTTGGAAACGTTTTTCTTGTTTACTTTCTCCAAATCTATTGTAGCCATTATAGTAAATTCCTAATCTTATTTGGTAAACCTATTTGTTGAACAACATATTTTTTAGAAACATATTCTTTCACTTTAGAAGTAAATTCTTTTGGTGCAACTCCGTTTAGCATTTTTTCTAATTCATCGCCTCCCGGCTTTTCTGTTGTCCAATACCTTTCACTCAATTCTTTTGCTTGTTCTGGAGTTTTGGGAACTATTCCATCTAAAACTTCATAATGTAAGTAATGTCCTGTAGAAGTAAATAATCCCAAACCTATATTTTGGTGGTCTGTGGCTAAAAATTTTTCAACATATAGATAAACTATTTCTGGTGGAATTTGATAAATTGAAGTTTCTGTCTTTATATACACAACAAAATCAACAGCTCTGCCATACCAATGTTGACTATTTGGATCTCTGCCTTTTTTAGCTCCACTTCTAGGCTTTGGCTCAAACCAATTTATTGGCAAGACTAAAACAGTTTGATCGTTTAGTGATTCATTTTTTGCAATTCGTTTCTGCAGTTTGTTTAGATCGTCTCTCAAAATTTTTAGATTATTTGCCACTTTGTCAAAAGAAATTTGACCATTTCCCACAATCAAATCATTGTTTTCTACAAGACCAGATTGAGAATAAAATTTTGAATTTTGTTGAATAACTTTTGGTATATTGAAATTCTGCAAATTTATTATATTTGTCGAATTTATTGTTTTTACACTTTGATAATTTTTTATAGAAGCACTGTTAGATGAAATCGGTTTATTATCAAAAAACCAATCTAATAAAATTTTATCGTTGCTTCTTTTCCAATCTGGCTTTCCTGTATTGGTATATAAATCTAGGGATACAACATTGTCGCACTCGGTATTTAGACTTGGATTTGTTTCAATGTTTTTTATTTGTCCTTGATTGAATTTTACGACAGAGGGCGCAATGTTAAATTCTTTCAGAGTTTCATATCTACCTTGACTGTACAATATAAAGTCTGTTTGTTCTATTTTCTCTATATTGAACGTAATTTCCGCCGTAGAATTATCAATCTTTGTGGTTTGCAATCCATAACTGCTGCTCAAAAATAAAACAAAATAATTGATCAAGTTTGCATTTTCAGAACCAATTTTTATTCTAACAACATTTGGCTGTGTTATAGCACTGGAACTGGCAATTACATATTTATTATTTGGATCCGTGCTAACATTTACTTGATTGAAAAAAGAATTATCTTGTAAAAAAGTTTGTATACTCTTGAATGTGTTATCCGAACTTTGGATTGTATAATTTGGGCTAACAGTTGCGGCTACCTTTTTTTCTCCTTCTAGAGAAAATTCTTTTACAAAAAATTCTATAAAATCATACAAGCCCAAGGAAACAACGTCTTTTGTCGTCAAAGTAGAAGCAAATAAAGATCTTCCTTGACCTTTTGCCGAACTGACTGGGTTCTGCAAACACTTTTCATAATCCTCAAAATTTTTAAGAACTTGTTGTGATGTATCTTTATCTAATTTCAATTCAAGTGTTTTATCTTCAACAACTTGCTCGATTATGCCGCCGCTGTGAATGTTATTATTCTCAAATTTAATTTTTACAACATTACCAATTTTTATACTTTTTACGTCTTGACCAAAATCTTCAATTCTGAACTTATATAAGTCTTCTGGCTTTAGAGTATTGGTAGATGCGGTAAAATTTTCATAACCAAACAAAGTTGAGTGAAGTGCTGGAATATGAACAAAGTAAATGCTTCTTGTTCCTTGATACTTTGTTGTTGTGTTATTTGCTCTCTCTATTCCGTCAATTCTAGAATAAAATATGTCTCTTCGATCATAATTGCTGGTTTGGTCTGTAATAATGTTAGTCACAATTCCATAATAGAAAGTGACTCCATTTTGTGTGTTTGTTTTTAGACTTTCTTGAGTAAGGAATATAACATAAGATAAAAGATTGTCTTGAAAAGCCGTTTCGGCAATCTTTATCTGATTGTTGTTTGGTGTTATAGGAGTAGTTGATGTATCAAGTGTTCCAGCCATTAATCATCGTTCCCGCTTATTGTATCATATAAACCATCAATCTCGCCTTTGGTTAGAGAATCACTTTTATCTTTTTTGTGATGTATTGCCACTAACTTAACTAGTTGTTCGTTAGATCTTTGCAAATTCTCTAAGTATTTACCAAAAGTTTGACCGACCAAATGATGAGCGGTTCGATTATTATAGACTTCCTGACGAAGCTCCTCAATAAATTCGTGAGTGAGTTCTCTGTCCTTTCTTATATTTTCTATTGCCTCTTCAACAAGTTTTGAGCTTTTTGCACTCATTAGATCTCTCCAGATTCCCACTTCTCTCTGAAATCAAAGTATTCTTTTCTAATAACAGAGAGACTGGAAACAATTTGCTTTGTATTCATCCCCGTGATTTCACGAAGATATAAATAAATAGCTTTCTTGTTAAAAATCTGAATTTGATCAATGTTGTTGAATAAATCTTGTATTGCTGACAGAATCTTCTTTTCGTTTTCTTTCAGCGGCATTTTGTTCCATGAATCCATCTCTTGGAATAAATGAACCCAAAATTCTGTGTCTTGTCTAAAATCTTCATAAGGATTATTGAGCACCAAATTATCGTGATCGTACTCATTTACAATGTCTTGTGTTGCAATCTCTTTTTGTAGGCTTCTATTATTTTTCTTTGTCTTATGAATAAACCAATTTTTTGTGATAACTGAAAAATATGAAAACGCTTTAGAACCTTTAGATGTGTCGTATTTATCAAGAATTGTGATAAGCCAAACTTTGCAATCTTCTCTCAAGTCATCAATGTTTGGAAGATTTACAAATTTATAAGTCAAAATTATTTTATCGACCATCTCATCAAAAGCTGGTTTGATGAGCGAAACATAAAGATGTGATTTTCTTTCCCTAGTTGTGATGGTTGCACAATACTCAAGAATCGCATCTTCATGGATTTGTGTGAAATAATAATTTGCTCTAAATGTTGGTTTATCTTTCGTCTTCGTCATCTACGCCTGTTTCCATTGTTTGTAAAAATTCGTCCATATTTTCAACCAACTGTTTTGAGTGATCGACCATAGATTTTATCGTATCGTCACCATAGTAAGTTTCCATTGAATAAATTTTTGATACATGATTGTTGAATAAAACAATTCTCTCTTTTATAAGGCGAACGTTCTCAAAAATTAGAGCATTTAGTTTTAGCATGTTGAATACATACCAAATAAAAAATCCGTTCAATATAAGAGATAAAATTAAAAATACCCAGATCATAATTCTTTGCCTTTGAGTTCTTGTTTGATTTCTTTGAGAACTTGTTTGTTTTCTTCGATATATTGCTTTACAGTTTCGCCAGTTGTTTTTTC